TACAAAGTGTCCATGAAGAGTTGCTTTATGTCTCATTTTGTGATACAACTTTGACGGAGGGCACACTAGCATTCCATTGAGTGTGCCAGTTGGAGAAGTGCACACTGAACCGCCACAGGGCGGTTTTTTTGTGCAATAATATGTTCATCAAGCAAACAAAACCAATGATTCTCACCAACAGCAACAACAACGAAGTCGGCACCTGGTTTCAACAGGCATCCACTCTGGGGGACACCACTTCAGTATTCTTCAAGGTGAGTGCAGACGCTGAATCGTCTTGGCAGAATAACATCTATCACAACTCACGCTTTGGCATCTTCCACCTCTACACTGAGAATGGTAAGATGAAGTTGGAATTGACTGCAAAGGGTCTTGATACTCGTAAGTTCCGCAAGGCAACTGTTCGCAACGAAGCGGCAGCAATCAACGCCGTGTTAGAATGGGTAGGCGCTATTCGTGAAGAGAGCGTATTCATTGGGTCAGTCAACTAACTGTCCATTAGTAACAGACGGCGCCCTCAATGGGTGCTATGATATACACATCAACCAAACAAACAAATGAATTACATCCTCATCACTTTCGGCGAGAACAAGAATGGTTTATGGAACATGAAGCGTTTCGGGTTCAAGACTATTGCTGACGCCGTTGATTCTGCAGAGCAAAGTATCACTAATGGATCAGACTATGAGGGATACATTGTGCTTGCTAGTTATTACGATGACGGCAAGAATGCTGATGAGATGAAGGTAGTCTATGAAGAGAACACTGAGGCGGTAGACTTACAAGTCTTCCCCTACATTGGTGTTCGTCGTAGCAAGTTCACCACTGTTTAATCTATCACACTAAGTAACATCTTCTTTTTTAATCATGGCAAAGGTATTTCTAGCAGACACCACCCGTTGGTACATTGATGGGCACGCTGCCCGTCCTCGTGAGCGTTGGACTACGGACGCCCCTGTGAAGAGCAGGAAGCGTGCAGAGCGTCGGTTGATGAAGGAGGCACACCGCCGCTGGATGGACAACTGATAAACTGTCACACAGCATATTGACCGCGCTGTCGTTATGCTGTATATTATATACATCAACACAGGAGCACTCCATGACTTGCATCACCCTCAACGGATACGAAGAGACCGCGCTGGCACAGGCACTGACTGACAGCATCCACATGTGGGAGCAGCGCATCGGAGAGGCACACGCTGGACAGCGTCCCTCTATGAGCATCGAAGGCGCTATGCTGCTGATTGAAGACCTGCTGGAGATTCGCCAGAAGATCAAGGACGCTCGGTGATATACCGCGCTGTATATAATACGGGTACGCTGTATATAATACCCGTATACATGTGACAGTTGTCGAAGTGGCACGCTGTGGGTTGTAAAGCAACTCGCAGTGTATTATACTGTATTCATACCAAACAAACCAACTAATGACTATTGCCTACCATCTTGCCACTGAAGAGGCAGGATATACTCACGGATATGTTGATGGAACATATCTGAACTTTGATGAGGCATTGACTCGTTACAGGGAACTTCTTGAAGAATGTATCAGTGAGGGTGAAGATACTACCACTGATTATATCTCATTGGAGAAGTGTGAAGTAACTCTCGATGAGAATGGTGAGATTGAAGATGTCATCGACTTTGGTGATATCGTCGCAGAATACACCATTCGTGAATGCGAAGAAGACTAGTGTGACAGTTTCGAAACTGTCCATTACCCCTTGACTTTCGTTAGTTGAGGGGTTATATTATATTCATCAACCAAACAACACCAATGTTAGTGACTCTCAAGCGTTCAGAATGGCATTGTTACATTGACACCCCCGATGGTGTCATTGGAACCATCAATGGATACTTTTCACGCTTACTCTTCGATGGTACTAACCCTGTAGAAGTTCAGCGTGAAATTTATAAGTTTGCTGATATGTTCAGCGAGTGGGGTTTTAGTGACTCGGAATGTAACGAGGTGATGACTGAAACCATCAACAAGCGTTTCAAGAGTAACATCAACCGGTGGGCGTTCCTTGAGGGACAGTTGCCAAACTGACACACAGGGGGTTGCAAACCACCCCCCACCGTGCCATACTACATTCATACCACACAAGGACACCAATGACTGACAACACCTACAATGGTTGGGCCAACATTTCCACTTGGAATGTCGCTCTCTGGATGGGCAACGACGAGGGTCTCTACCGCCTCGCTTGTGACATCGTTCGTGGTGGCGGCACCTATGGTGACTTTGCCAACGAGATGAACGCTTGTGGAATGAGCGAGACGCCCGATGGGTATTCTTGGACTGCCACCGAGTTGGACGGCATCGAACTCAACCGGATGATGGCAGAGTTAGTCGATTGACAAACTGGCACACAGGGGGGCGACAACCCCCTTTTTTTATGCCATAATATATTCATACCAAACAGGAGAGCATGACCGTCACCCTTCGCCCACATCAGAGCAAAGCATTGAATGCTATGCTGGCATATGACAAGGGTCAGGTCATCATCCCTACGGGTGGTGGCAAGACTATCTGCATGATTCAAGACATTGTTGAGAATCAAAAGTATATCGACAATGGTTCTACTATTGTTGTTGTTGCTCCCCGTATTCTTCTTGCAGAACAACTCTGTAAAGAGTTTATGGAACTGATTGACGGTTCCTATACTCACATTATGCACGTTCATAGTGGTGAAACTCAGCACTTCAGCACTACTAAACCTGAAAAGATTGCATTGTTCAACAACACTGCAAGAACTGCTGGTGAGAATGTTATCATCTTCACCACATATCACTCGCTGCATCGTATTCAAGAGGCAGACATTGAAGTGAATACAATTTACTTTGATGAGGCACACAACAGCGTTCAGCGTAACTTTTTCCCCTCTACTGAATTCTTTTCTCACGATACAGATCGTTGCTATTTCTTTACTGCAACACCCAAGCATTCGCTGACTGTATTCAAACCAGGAATGAATGATCCTGAGGTTTATGGTCAGGTGATTTGCAACGTTCCTGCACCACAACTAGTCAAGGAAGGTTACATTCTTCCTCCTAAAGTTGTTGTTCAGGAGTTACCTCAGGGTGACTTCAAGCAATCTGATTCTAAGAATCTGTTGGATACCATTGATGATAACAACATCGGCAAGATTCTGATTGCTGCACGTTCCACAAAACAGATTGTCCGTCTTGTTACTCAATCTGATTTCTGTGCTCAGTTGCACGAACGTGGTTATCACTGGATGTTTATCACTAGCAAGACTGGTGCTATCATTGACGGCAAGAAAGTATCTCGTGAAGTATTCTTCAAGACTCTTAATCAGTGGGGCACAGAAGAACATCGTAAGTTCGTTGTAATGCATCACTCTATCCTGTCTGAGGGTATCAACGTCAAGGGTCTTGAAGCAGTGTTATTCATGCGGAACATGGATTACATCGGCATCAGTCAATCAATCGGTCGTGTGATACGCCTAGGAGGCGATTCTAAGACGTTTGGACTAGTTTGTGTGCCTGTTTTCGATAAAGTGGGCATCAGCACCGCTAGAAGCGTTCAGGCGGTCGTTGATACTATCTTTGAGAAAGGTCAACCTGCAATCAGTGAAGTCCGTCGCTGATTGCACTCTTTCAAAACTATGCTATAATAGTAGGTACAAATTGGAGCAAGTTCCATGCAATGCGATGTAAAATGCTATGTGTCCGGTAAGGTTTTTAGCGTCAAATGTCTTGCTAAGGACTACAAAGAAGCAAAAGAAGTAGCACTTGCTCAACACCCTAACGCACGTATTATGGGCGTCAATGTTCTCCTCAATACAAACTAATGACTGATACTAAACTATGGAAGATTATCATCCTTGAGACTACAGGATGGAACAACATTGAGGAACTGAACTGTGTGAAACTTACTAAAGAACAGTGTACCGACCGCATAGAATCACTTCTAGCAGAAGGTTACAATCCAAATCATATTAGAGCAGTTCCTGATGCTTGAACTCCCCACTGATTTCCCACATCAATCCCCAGATAATTACTCTTACAAGGTTAAGGAATTCAAAACCAATGTTTACGCAATTTGGTTACATCACCATAAAGATTATGTCTATACTAGTGATCCTGTGCATACTATCTGGGGATTCTTCAATGCAAAGAAGCGGCAGTATTTTGCCCCAATCAATGCAAAGAAACCTGGAAAGGTAGTTGATATTAAAAATACAACTCCTTACACTGCAATGCAACTAAACCTCAATCCTTTAGAACATGCTTTATACTCCAAAAATTGATGACTACGTAAGGTGGGAAAGATCAACAGGACATATTGACGAGGGTTGGGTTTACTTTGTTGATAATGATTATATCACAATTGAGACTGGTGTAAAGGATAAACCTAACTGTGAATATACAAAAGAAGAAAAGCATAAGAAGATTCATATCTTAGTAGTATGTCATAATTGTTTTTGGAGTGATTTGAAGTATATAAAGAACAGGCGAGTGGACGGTTGACGTAGTGGCACAAGGGAGGTTTCAGACCTCCCTTTTTCGTGTATATTAAAGGAGTGGAGGGGACACCCATCACACTCACTCTAAACTCTCTGACAATGGGCACACGCGCACGGATCGGACTCCAACTTTCAGATGATTCTATTCTTTCTGTTTATCATCATTGGGACGGTTATCCTTCTTGGTTGGGTAGGGCACTTGAGTCGCACTACAATACGAAGGAGAAAGTAGCAGAATTGATTGACGGTGGTGATATGTCCTGTGCATGGACTGATGATTCATTCCGCAATTCTAATGGTAAGATTGAGAAGAAATCAGAATACGGTCCTCAATACTATTCTGAGCGTGGTGAAGATTGTCCCCCTAGACTTGACTCTACTCTAGCATCGTATGCTAACAAAGAGTGTGGAG